GATGTTTCCATCTTATCTTATCTCATAGTGAGATAGTGACATACGTCTGGCTTCGGTCAGGGTGTGCACCCCGAGCGCTGATTATACCTTTTATCCAAAAGATATTAGAAAGGTGTTAGTTGGTATTCACTGTTCCCTTATTACGATACGAAAAGGGCCTCACTGAGGTCAATGAGTAGTGGGTGGTAATAATAGCATTAATAAATGACTAACGATCCTTAATTAGTTCACCAAACTAAGGTTGTATAACCTACCTGCAGCCCTCGCGAGAGGAAACTGAAGGAAAAATGGTATTAACAAATATAAAATACTTATGATAAAATTATTAAATTCTTTTAACAACTTTTCATTCCGTATTATTAAATTATTAGTACCCTCTTTTTCGGGTATGCTTCGTGTAAAAGCGGGGCGACCACTGGTAAATCACCTGTTAAAAGGTGTATTGCTAGTGAAAGGCTCTATCACAAATTCTTTTGTTAAAGTGATCGTAACTTATGTTCGTTATCTATATTATCTTAATACTAAAAATGGACCTAGCTTTGTTGCTAAGTACCTTAAATGTTGTGTCTCCTTATTAATGCAAGCTCTTGCTGGTGCACGGCACCATTCAACACAAGAACTCGGAGTAAGTATTGCTAGAACCCATCGAGGTTTACCTCGAGTGATTCCAAAACTTCATAGAATGAAAATTCGTGAAGGCAATATCTTATATATACGCCTTTGGTTGACGTTATTCAGTGTCTATCGAGTAATCGATTACACTGGTAGACTTAAAATATCTACAATTATAACTCCAACGAAAGCGCGTATCAATAAGGATGAGCTCGTGAAGGCAACTCAATCTTTAAAAGATCAATTTAGATCTAATTTAATTGAAGATGTATCCAAAGAAAGTTTGAAACCTTTCTGGATAGCATCGTCTTCACCCAACACCTTAACCGTACCCGTAGCTACTAGAAATATTTCTAGCTATTCTACTTCCATTTACGCCGTACTTGGTAGCTTAAGAGCATACGCGAAGACGAAAATGTTTGCAAATTACTTTAAACTCGCTATTAGATCATCCTTCCTGATAGGGAAAGAATCTGGTCTAATGCACCCCCTGGTACGTGTTATTCAACACTGTCAGGAGGCTGTAAATTGTATGCCTCAATCTGTTTTATACAGAATTAGAGAAGATTTTAACTTTTATAGTAATTATCTCTCTGAGGAAACATACCTGAAGGACTCCTTTTTAGGAAAACTTTCCTTTAAAGTTGAACCAGCAGGAAAAATACGAGTGTTTGCTATGGTAGATTGCTTTACACAATGGCTTTTAGCACCTTTACATAAAGGAATATTTAATTTTCTTAGAAAAATCCCA